AGCGCGGGGAATGTGCGCTATGTGGGCGAGCGGACAAGCAACGGCCATGCCGACCGCTTTTGGGCGGCGTCCCTGGCCATCCATGCGGCCAAGGAACATGGAACGTGTTCCCCCCACCGATGGGCTGCAACCGGCAGGACATGGCAACGCTGGAAAGGAGCCTTTAGACGATGAGACGTTTACCAAGATATGCCTCCCGCAATACGGTGGCGCCGTTTTACGATAGCCTTGCCTGGCGGGAACGTTACAATCCCCTGCCGGACCTGACGCCGGAAAGAACGGTTGAATTGTACTGCGCCTGGCGTGAAGGGAGGTATGCGGATGTGATGTTCGTGTTTGACGCCCTGGAAGAATGGGACGACACGCTGGGCACGCTGGTGGACCGCCGCCTGTCCGCGCTGGGGGAACTGGATCACGGCATCAGCATCAACTCCGATGCGGTGGGGGATGATCCGGCCCTTCAGGCTCTGGCCGACGACCAGCAGCAGACCATGAGCGACATCATGAGCCGGGTCTCCAACATGAGCGAGGTCATTGAACACTTGGGCCTGGCTACGTTCCGTGGATTTTCTCACCTGGAAGAAGTAATCGACGGCGACGAGATACGGCTGGAACCGGTGGACCAGTGGTTCTGGAACCGTCCGATGAAGAGGGGACCCTGGTTTTACAATCCCACGGCGGTGAACAGCCTGTCGGACCTGCACCCCGTCAGTGACGGAGAATTGATCATCCGGGCGGTGCCTCGTCCGGTTGACATTGTGGCCCTGTTCGCAATCACCATCAAGGCGCACTCGGAAGCCGGCTGGGATGGTTTTATTGACGTGTTTGGCAATCCGGCCCTGTTCTTTGAATATCCGCCCGGAACCAGTGACGAAAAGGCGGCGGAATACGATGAAATCATGTTCAAGCTGCTGGGCGATGGCCGGGGCGGTTATCCTGCCGGCGGTAAGATCGTACCAGTGGAAACGACGGCCACAGGCGGCGTGACTTTTCAGGATCGTGCCGTGTTTGCGAATAAAAAGATGATCATGCGGGCCACGGGGGGCACCCTCACTTCTCTGGCGGAATCCGGAACGGGCACCCTGGCCGGAGAGGCGCAGATGGAAGTGTTCCGGACGCTGGCCAAGGCGGAAGCCGTGAAAATATCCGAAGTGATCAGCAAGCAGTTTGTGAACCGCTGGCTGGAACGCCTCTATCCGGGCAAGCCCCGCCTGGTGTACTGGTCCATGGATGCGGAGGACGAAAAAGCCAAGTCTGCCAACGTGGACAAGATCACCAAGATGGCCGCCGTAGGCTACCGGGCCGAAGACGAGGAAGTCAGCGAAATGACCGGCATGCGGGTGACTTACCGGGAACCGGTGTTGCAGAGCATGGGAACTCCCGGCCTGCCGTTGCCCCTGATCCGCAACCGCGAATATACAGCGCCCGCCGTGACGACGGAGGAAAGGCTGCTTACCGTGCTGGACCCGGAAGCAATCAAGCGCCGTGCAGAAATTTACACCAGGCTGCTGGAAGAATCCGCCGTGAGCGGCCTTGCTGCTGCTGCTGCCGAAACGGCCGCCCAAATACCCGCAGAAGGAGCGCAGCCTCCGAAAACGGACAATGAGCCGCAAGACACAGGAAACCCCGTTGCAACCCCGTTGCAAAACGCAGGAAATGGGCATTCCACCCCGGAGGGAGGCGAACCTGTGAAGAATATGAGCCGGAGCGAAGCGGCAAGGCACGCGGCCAATGTGCGCTGGGGGAAGGAACAAGCCAAGGGAACCAGCCGCGAAAGCAAGGAAAAGAAAAAGCAAAGCACTCCCTTGGTGGCCCCGAAAGGCTCCAATGAAAAGACGCAGGTGAAAGCGTTGAAAAAAGCTCTGGACCGTGTGGCCAAAAAAGGCGGTAGCGTGACGGGAGCCATCCACAAGGAAGGCGTGGGCGCTCTAACCGTGAAAGGGGGCACCGTAGGGAAAAAGCGGGAAGGATTCAAGGGAGGCAGCGGCGTGGCGCATGTGCTGCGCAAACACGGCAGCCAGGGCATGACCACCGGGAAAATGGCCGTTACCGCCGTGAAGGGAAAAGTAATGCCGGACCCGCAGCCCAGCCGCAGCCGGATTGTCCACCAGGACACCCAGGTAATCGTGGAACATGAAAACAAGAAAGGAAGCGGACGCAGGAACGCCAAGGGCGGCAAACTGCATACCGCCCACAAAAAGAGAACCCCTTAAACAAGCGCGCCCAGGTCATGGACCTGGGCCTACGGCCGGATGAACGGAGATATGATCCTCCCATCTACATGGTGGTTTCGGTTAGAACCCTCCGCCACCGGTTGCCGACCGGACTTTTACAGTAACACATCATCATCAAACATCAAGACACAAACAAAGTCATGATCAACTTCATCAAAGAAAACGACCTGCGCCCCCTGGACGATCCGGGAGACGGCTGGTACATGATCGAAGCCAACGGAGAACACCCCACCACGCTGGAAAACGGCAAGCAAATTATCCAGGTACTGGACAATGCCGCCATGCTGGACTTGTGCCGGAACTGGGAAAAGGAATTGCTGGTGGATAAAGACCACCTGTCACGCAATCCGGACAATGACACGGCAGCCAAGTCGTGGATGAAGAACCCGGCTATCTGGGACGATAACGGGAAATACCACTTATGCGGCTGGCAGGAATGGACACCCACGGGGCTGAATCTGATTGAGGGGAAGGAATACAAGCATTTTTCCACGGAATACGAACCGGAAACCATGGAAAGCCTGGGAGGGAACCGCTACAGGCCCCACCGCTTGGTCGGCCTGGCATTGACCAACCGGCCAAATAATCGTGGGCAGAGGCCCATCACGAACCGCGAAAGCGGAAAACCAATAACCGACAACACACCAACGAATATGGAAGAGTTGAAAAAAATAGCCGAACAGCTGGGCCTTACCCAAGAGGCAACCCTTGAGGAAGTCCTGGCTGCAATTGCCACCCTACAGGAAGCGACAGCCGAAGCCCAGGAGGCGGAAGCGGAAGCGATCCTGAATTCGGAAGGCGCGGAAGACATGACGCCGGAAGAAAAGGAAATCATGAAGGAACAGATCATCACGAACCGGGAACGCGCCATCAAGGTGCTCAAGAATCGTGCTGCCGCCAAAGGCAAAGCCAATCAGCAGGGCAAGCCGGCCAGTGCTCCCGTGTTTTCCCGTCCGATCATGAACCGCTCCGGCATGAACAACAAGGCGGACAAGACCCGCAAGGCCCTGTCCATCCGCGACCGCGCCCATGAAATCCAGCAGCGCACCGGCATGGGGTACTTTGAAGCCCTGTCCCAGGCGCAGCGCGAACTTGGCGAAGCGTAACCCCATCATAACCCCAACCATTAGAAAGGAATTATTCATCATGATCTTTCGAGAAACAGCAGTAGCCCAGGGAATTTCCGGGGAAGACCTGCGCGAAAAGGAAGGCTGCTTCCTGGTGCGCAATGACTCCGCAGAACTGGTATGCAGCACCGCCACCACGGACAAGCCCGTGGGAGCGGTGCACATCGGGGCCGACAAGGGCAGCTCGACCACCTACCTCAAACCCGGATTTTCCGGGATCGTGGCCGTGAAGCTGGGGAGTGCCCCCGGCACGGTCAAGGAAGGCACGGACCTGGTGCTGATGGGCGACGGCCGCGTTAAGGCACTCCCGACGGCTGCCGGCACCTACATGGTGGTGGCCACGGCGGCGGAAACCGGCGAAGGCGACCAGCTGGTCAAGGCGGTGCTGCGGCACCCGGCCCCGGTTACGGTGGCCGCCGGCTCCTGATAGCCGGTTCATTCATCAACGGATTAACACACACACTAGAACATCAATTATGTATCAAGATGCAAACACATTCAACGAAACCCTGACGATTTTCGCGCAGGGCTTCATGGCGCAGCGGGCCGACAGTCTGATCGACTTCATTGCGCCTTATGTTTCCACCGGCACGGCCAGCGGCGATTACAAGCTGTTTGACAAGAACGACCCGTTCCAGATCTACGACGATACCGTGATCCCGGAAGACGGCGAGAGCCAGACGGTGCATTTCAACGCCTCCACGGACAAGTACGACTGCGAACCTCACGGCCTGAAAATCCCCATCCGCGACTGGGAGCGCAAGCAAGCCGGTGAAAAAGGGTTTGCGCTCATGCGTAACGGCAAGCTCAATACGCTGCTGTCCACACAGCTGGTCAACCGGGAATACAAAGGCTGGGCCAAGATACGTGCCGCCGTAACGGCGGCATCCGGCAAGGGCGCCTGGTCTGGCACGGCCGGAGCGGACAAGGACCCGGTTGACGAACTTGACGCCCTGATCGAAAAAATCAACAACGATACCGGCTCCATGCCGGAATATATGGCCTGGGGGCTGTCCGCCTGGCGCGTATTCAAAAATCACCCCAAGGTGCTGTCCCGCCTGTCCGGCATTAAAGCCAGCGCAACGGTGGATGACGTGCGCGGCATGCTGCTGAACCCCAACATGGACATCCGCATCGGCTCCATGCCGGTCAACACGGCCAAGCTGGGCAAGGCGGCTGTCAAGAAAGGCATCCTGGGCGCGGACGTGTTCATCTTCCACAAATCGGAAAGCCCGACTACGGAAGACATGAGCGCCGTCAAGACGTTCACGATTGATGCCCCCGGCGTGGCGGAAGTCCACACCCTCCGGGATGACCTCAACCACAGGGAATTTGATGAAGTGCTCTGGTCGGAAGATTTGAGAATCACCGCTCCGATCGCCATTCAGCGCATTTCCGTGGCGTAACAACTCACAGCTTCCCCGTTTATGGATTGGCAACCGGTAAATGAAAGCATCCTGGATGAAGCTCTGGCTCCCAATGAGACTCAGAAAATCCGGATGAAGCGTCAGGACGCGGTGCAGCAAGGCGCACCAGATCCTGTGGCCGAGATTGTCACGGCTGTTCCCGCCGAAATCCGTTCCAGGATCGCGGCAGGCGGCCGCACCCGTTTGCGGGGAAGCGAGCAGGATATTCCCAGGGAACTGCGCTGGGTGGCCGTGGCTCTGGTGCGCTGGCGCTGCTTGGTGCGGTTCTCCCTGGGGGTAACAGAAGAACGGACGGCGGACTGGAACCGCGCCAACAAGGTGCTGGATGATCTTTCTTCCGGCGCTTACGTCCTGGCGGATGACGGCGGAGACTCTACGCCGCGCCCCCATTATTCCGGCCGTCCCATCCGCTGGGGGCCGCGCACCCGCAACGGCGTCATGTAACGAACCAAGACCATGCCATCCCTGATCGACATCATCAATGCCCTGAAACTGCTGCCTGTGAAGCTTACTGCGGCGCAGTGGGAAGGCATGCGCGCCGACATCAGGGAGCGTGCCTTTTTCATGGCGCTGGTGGATGAAGCTCATATCCTTCAGGAACACAGGGATGCTGTGAAAGGGATGATTGGCGGCAGCCTGTCCAAGACGGAAGCCCGCGAAGCGATAGGAGACTACCTGGCCTCCGCAGGGTATCAGCCCCCGGAGGGCAAGGAAGGAACCATACAGGACTTGCGCACCGTGCAACGCCAGAGCCTGGTGCTTGAAACCAACCAGGCCATGGTGGCCGGCTACGCGCAACAGGAACTGTTCCGTGGCTCCGTTGCGTTCCCGGCCCAGCGTCTGGTGCGCATTGCGGAACGGGTGGAAAAACGGGACTGGCCGTCACGATGGCGTGAAGCTTATGCTTTGGTAGGCGGTGAAGGAGCAAGCGCCCAGGAAATGGTGGCCCTGAATGAATCTCCGATCTGGACGGCCTTGTCCCGTTTTGATTTGCCCTATCCTCCCTATGATTATAACTCCGGCATGGGACGGCGCCCCGTCTCCTGGAATGACGCCCAGCGTCTGGGCCTGGTGAAGCCGGAAGACGCGGCGGCAATTGCCGCCCAGGGCAGAAAACGCGGCTCCATGAACTCGGGATTGCAGGCGAGTGGTGCCAGCCTGGATGCCGATGTTATGGCCCAGGTGACGGTTTTGTCCGGAGGGCGAGCCGTACGGAATGGAGACGCGCTTATCTGGAAGGGAGGGCAAGCGGCATGATCCGCCTCAAGGTTGACATAACCGGCAAGCTGGATTTGTCCCATGTGGATGCCAACGCCGCAGCCATGGAAGGAGCGCGGGCGGTTTATGCCGAAGTACTCCATAGTCTGGATGAAATGGGGCGCGCCTCCCAATCCCGCTATTTTTGGCCGGAAGCCTCACAAAGCATCATGCCTCCCCAGCTGGACGGGAACATGGCTGTTGTCCTGATCACCAAGAAAGGAGTGCGGCTGCACTGGAAAGGTGGAACGGTACGCCCGTCGGGCAAGACGTCCCGTGTAACAGGCCGCCCGATTAAAAGCCTGCTGGTGCCGTTTGACGATTCCCCAATACGCCGCCGAAGTCTGGCGGAAGCCGGCTATGATCCGAAGGAGGTCATGGTGCTGAAATCCGAAAATGGCCGCCCGTACCTGGCCCATGTCCGGAAGTACAAGAGAAAGGTGAATGGCAAAACGGCCAAGGTTACTCCGCTGGGATATTTCCTCAAATCCGCCACGATTGAAGCCAAGCCGGAAGTGATGCCATCCGCAGAAACCTTTCAAACCTCCGTCCGGGAGGCGGTCATGCAATACCTGGATTTACAATGAACACGATTCAAGATTCTCCGGAATTTACCTTTTGCGAGACGGTTATCAACCGTCTGTGTGAAAATGAAAACCTGCGTCCCCTTGTGCTGGAACAACCCTATGACCGGGATGACCAGACCCAAAAGCTGGCCCTGGCCGACCGTCAATATGACGGAGCCGTGGCCGTCATGCCCGCCGGGTTGGGCATGGACTGGCAGGGAGCCGACAACGCCAGAGTAAGCATCTGGACGGCACGGGTGGCCATTCTGGTCATGGTGACGGCCAAGACGGATGAAGATTCCGGATTGCGCCGGTCATCCGCCTTGCTGGCCGAAGTGATACGCACCTTGTCAGACTGGGACCCCGATGCCGGAGACGGGTTGATCATGGAGCCGTGGTTTGTGGGAACGGCGGACTTGATGGCGGAGGATGTGGCCGACCTGGAAAACATCGTCGGGAGGGTGGTCTTCCTTTCTCGCCGCATGCGAGTGTAACAATTTTCAACCCATAAAGAACCATGGCAAAAGTAGAAACCAAACAAGAACAGGCCCCGGCAGCAGCCGAGGGGGAAGCAAAGCAGGAAGCCTCCGTCAAGGTGCGCATCCTCAAGACAGGAACCGAGATTGACGGCTGGCGTTTTGCCGCCGGCTCGCTGGTGACGGTAACGGCCAAACAAGCCGAGGAACTTGCCGCCGACAAGGCAGCCAAGCGCGTGTATTAACACCTGACGTGCCCGTCAAACTAAAGACTAAATATTAAATACAAAAGACTAAACATTATGAGTGCAACAAGACGAGTGAACTACCTTATTGGCGGCATGCCGATCAGGATTGCCAAATTCGGGGTAACGGACGGTAGCAAGACAGTGGGCGCGGACGCATGTCCGGCAATCCCCACCTCCGAAGCTCCCGGCCCCTGGCTGTACCTGGGTAAAATCAAGAGCGGCCAGGTGGAGCAGGTCAAGAAGAACGTCCAGATTGAGGGCGTGAATGACGCCACCGGCATGTATGAAATGGAGGATGTAACCATGGTACAGCAGTACAAGCTTAAATTCACCACGCAGTACATTGCGCCGGAAGTGATTCAGCTTGCCTTTGGCGTGGCCGATGAACTGGCGGACAACCAGGAAGCCGTGCCGTTTATATCCAACGGTGAAATCAAGGTCTGGCTTTATGGCCGCCTGACGGACCACGCCGAAAACGGCAAGGATCTGATGGAGTGGTGCGTCATGGGCAGGCTGCGGCTGACGAATACTCCGAATTTCGCGTCCGACCCGGCAACCGCCGAATGGGAACTGAGCATTGAATACAGCCCGCTGCAAAAGCTGACGCCCAAGGCGCTGGCGGCCCAGGCATCAGCCTGATGAAAACCCGGAGCGGCGG